TGGCAGCAGTCGCGGCATACATTATTTGGATAGGAGTTACTAAACTGCTAGACGAAGCCAAGCCTGTCAAAGAAGAACATAAACGATGGTGGAGAATAGGACAGTGGGTAACTACAGGCTTCCTATGGTTTACTTGGCTATCACACGATATGGCTAACATTGCTGTGTTCCTACCTAGAGAGATACCTTGGGATCTTATGATAATGATTTCACTTGTGTTTGTTATAGGCTTAGGCTTTATGTTTAAAGAAGGTGGAGGTAAGATACAAAATATTGTTATTGAAAAGCACAACACAAGATATGTTCGTAGTGCTACAATAATTGATGCTGTATACTTTCTTATACTTTGGTTCTTCAAAGAACTAAATGATATACCGATGAGTACAACTTGGGTGTTCGTTGGACTATTATGTGGACGTGAACTTGCTATGGCAACTATGACAGGCAAGGAAAAGTTCAAGACAGTGTTTCCGTTGGTTACCAAAGACTTCATTAAGATGATGATCGGACTAGGTGCTTCAGTAGGTGTAGTGTTAATGATACACTACGTTATTGTACCTAACGGATACTAGAACTACAAGTCATAAAAATAGAGTGCCTTCGACGAGCACTCTATTTTTTTATGCTGTTACTAAATTAAAAATTTCTTTCCAGTTCTTAACAACAGTTACATTATCGTGCTTGTAGCCCATATTGTGTCCGTGTTCAATTAAGATACTGTTCAACCCTGCATTAACACCTGCTAGTGCATTTTCTGGTTTGTCTTCTACCCACCAACATCCTGTGTCAGCGTATGGAGCAAGTGCTTCGTCTTTGTCATCACCTGTTCCTAGTATCACAAATTTTTCAAATGCTGTTTTACCAAACAGTTTTTGCAAGTTCATCTTACGTAACTTTTGTGCGTTACGATCTTTTGAAAGACTTGTTATACAGTGAAACTTGTAACCGTGTTCTTCGTGTAAACGTTTTACATAATACACAGCATCTCTTAGTGCAGGTAAAAAGCCTATAGCAGCACTTTCGTTAAATGTTTTAATTAACTTCTTGCCTTGCTCTTTACTAATACCGTAGCGCAGGTCCATACCGTACACAAACTGATATCCTTCTTGTTTTTCAAAGCCGTGTTCTAACATCCAAATGTTGAACGCCCATTCCCAGTCTAACAAGACACCGTCGGCGTCTACCATTATAATATTATCTTTCACTATTTTACCTTTCTTCATATATTAATTGCATTATACAATCTATTGTTGTATATGTCAACCAATAAAAAAGGTGTTAGCCTAAATTGACTAACACCCTCTTTATGTACTTTTTATTTTGGCTATGCCCTTACTATATCTTCTTCATCCTATAATAGGATTCTAATTTATTTGCCACTTACAAAATTATAAAATTGTTCTGCGGCTTCTAATACTTCTTTACTTCCTGGTACGTCTGGACCTTTTGTTGTTGATATAACTCGGCCATTGGCATCACGTTCTACTGTTTGTTCGAAGTGTCCCCATCTTGCGTAATAGTCTTTCCAGACCGAAACACTTGCAAGTTTTAAAACTTCTGTACGTATTTCGTATCCGTTTTTATTATGTGTAACTTTTGGCATTGCTGCTTTAAACATTTCCGTAAACTCTTGGGTTTGTTTAAAGATGGCTTCGCCGTACTTTGTATCTACTGACATTATATTCTCCTTATGTGTGTCTGTGTTATTAGTGTATATTACATTAACACCAGTATTTAGTAATGTCAATACTGGTGCTAAAATTTATTTTCCGTTTAAGAAATCATTTTCTTCATCAGTGTAAGGCCACATTAAAGTTCCCCTAGTAATGCTTTTAGTTTTTTCTTAGACTTACCAAGTGCTTTGGCTTTTGCAATAGCGTCTTTGTTGCTAGTGTCATCACCTACAACTACAAGTGCAATCATACCCATACCTTTGTGTGGAGTACATTGGTAAAAGTAAATGCCTGGAACATCAAATGTAATTGAAACTTCTTTGTTGTTCTTTGACTTCTTAGGTTTATCCCATCCTTCTGGACCTGCAACAAACTCTACGTTGTGTCCTTTTGATGTTGGTACCCAAGTAATAGTATCGCCTATGTCAATACGAGCAATGTCTTCGGAGTAAACCATCTTGGCTCCGTCGGCACGCTTGTTTAACATTTCAATAGTTGTATCGCCTGCGTGTGCAAAACTAGATACAAACACTATTCCGAAGACTGCTACAAAAAATGCAAGTGTTTTCATTAGAATGCGCCTCCCCAGAATAATCCGTTAACCATCATTATACAGGTTAATACGCCAAATATAATTAACATTGGCACTGCTACGTTAAAAAATTTCATAATCATTATGCTGCTTTCCCTTTCCAAAATGCTACGCTTTTGCCTCGTAAGTAATGATTGCCCGGCTCGTAATTTGCCTTTGCTTTCTTTACTCTTTCAAGTCTACGAATTGCTTCAACTCTACGGTTTGATAACTTTGATCTTTCCATCAACAAGTTTCTTGATGCTTCGTAATATCCTTGTGATGCTAGTTGTGATGCTGCTCGTGAGTAGCCAACTGCTTCAAATGTGTTTTTTATTCTTTCCCAAATTAACATTATATTCCCCTTTGTGTGTATGTGTTATCGGTATTTGTAACCATTGTGCTGGACAGTTCCAAAAGGTCCGTGCGTGACCTCGCGCCTATCCAGTTTCCTAATCCGGCGTTCCAGATCAGCGTGATCAGTAGACTGACTGAGATAATCGTTAACCCAGTCCTTTTCTGACCAAAATAGTTTTGAAAGTAACTTACGTAAGGTTCGCATTTAAGCCACCTCCTTACTTTTCAAGATTCTCGGTCCGTGTAGTTCTGCACGGTTAGGTGCACGACCTTCGTGGTTAAGCATATAATCATATGCAAAAGACCAGTCTTTGCCGTATTCAGTTTTGGCCCAAGTCAGTAGTTGAGAGCGGTGATCAGCATTTAATCTGCCGCGCTTCATCCAAGACATCAGACCACTTAAATTTAAGTGTGCCATAATTTTCTCCTCGATGTATGGATGCTTAAGGAAAGCAATACCCCTAGTCTTTTCTAGGCGTCAGTAGTCTTTGCTACCGTCAGTAGTCTTTGCTACCGTCATTCGCTTTGTAAGGCATTGTGAAGTTGCCCCGGTCTATCCCAGTGTCTGTGTGTCGAATAGTACAGTGTCACTGCCCTATTCACGTGTATTTATATAATACTATTATAATATAACTTCTATATGAGCATAAATCAACACTTTTTTGTATTACTTTTATGCATAACGTCAGTGCGTATTTTGCATACCTTAAAATGTTGGTTGACATTGCTAATCATTGCGTGTATACTTTAGATGTTAAAAGGGTAAATAGTAACATACAAGACGGGCTTTATTATATTATGAAATTTAAAACTAGATCAATACTACAAGAACTTAATGAAATTGCAGAGAAACGTGATACAGAGTCTCTGATCCAAAGCAGAGCGACTAATATTATTGATAGTGCAGTTAATCTTATTGAAAGTATGTATAAGGCTTATCCCGAAGACGTTGCTCTTGAACTAGAAAGACGTTTCATCAACAGCATTAAAGGTGCCGACAGCAGCAAATTTAATAGAGGCATTAAGAAGATTGTTGAAAGTAAAAGAGATAAGAAATAATGAGCAACAACATATTTAAAACAGACCCAAAAGATCCTGACTCTCGTCTTACACAGCGTATTGCTACTAAAGACGTAGACAGCACAGTCGACTTCATTGAAAAGATTACAGGCTTAGACTTTACTAGTGAAAAAGATGATGAGGGCAAGTCTGCTGCAAGACTAGGATCTACAGGTAGAAAAGAAAAAGCAGATGGAACATTTGAAGAAAATAGTTCAGGCGATTTAGATCTAAGTGTTGATCTTAACAAAGCATCTAAGGAAGAAGTAACTGCTAAATTAACTGCTTGGTGCAAATCACAGAACATTCCAGAAGAAGAAATTATGAACGTTGGTAGAAAGAAAACTGACGGTTGGATCAAAGATGCTGGAGACCAAATACATTTTAGAACTCCTATTAACGGATCAAAAGAAAATGGATTTGTACAAACAGACTTTATGTTTTCAAAGAATGTAAACTTCCAACGAGGATCGATGATAGGCGGCAGTGGTCAATACAGAGGAGAGCATAGACATATTGTGCTTTCAAGTATTGCTAGAGCAAGA